ACTTGTACATTGCCTCCACCAATCCATTTTTCAGTCCATGGTAAAGGGTTAATTTTTGGAACAGTATAAGGACAAGGTAAATTAATAGCTCTCATTCTTTTACAACCAATCCATTCTATATATTCAGCTAAAATGTTTTCATTTAAGCCAATCATTGAGCCATCTTTAAATAGATATCTGGCCCATTCTTTTTCTTGTTCAATTACTCTCTCAAATAATTTAATTGCTTGAGGTTCCATTTCCTTAGCAATTTTTACATAATCTTTATCTTCTTTTAAAAGGTTTTTAATAATTGTAGTTGTACCTGCAAGATGAGTATTTTCATCTCTTGCAATAAACTTAATAATCTTTGCATTACCTTCCATCTTTTTAAGTTCAGCAAATGCCCAACTGCAGGCGAAGGATACATAAAAACGTATACCTTCAAGAGCATTTGCTGATAACATGCACATCCATAAAGAACGCTTATGGTCATATTTGTTTGTTGTTGAATTATTATCTGCAATTAATTCATCGTAATATTTTGCGATATCGTTACCACATTCTAAAATTTCTTTTACATCAAGCATACCGTCAAAAACAGAGCTAGGGTCAGGATAGACATTCCTAATAATATGGGTGTAAGAGCGAGAATGAATAGTTTCAAAAAAGGACCAAGTTTCAATCCAGTTTTCAATTTCGGGTAACGAAGCAATAGGAAGGAACGCAAGGTTCGGGGCCCGACCTTGTACAGAGTCCAATAATATTTGACGTTTGAGATTAGATGTGAAAATGTGTTTTTCATGGTCTGTTAATGCCTCGAAATCTTTTTTATCTTTTGAAATATCTACCTCTTCTGGTCTCCAAAAGAATCCTAATTGTTTTTCTGTTATTTTTTCTATTGCTGGGTATTTAACTTGGTCGAATCTCTGAACATCGACAGACTCATCTAAAAACATACTTTTAGTTAAATGTGATTGTTTACTTTTCTTTAATATCGGCATCTGGTCTCCATGAAATTGTTGATTTTGTTTCTATTGCATCTTGGGCACATTGTATATAATCTTTATCCTCTTCGGATAATACTGACCAAAATTTACTAATGGTCAAAGTATGGTCATAAACGACTTCAGGTCTTTTCATGTGATAATCTTGTTCCATCCATTTTTGTAGGATGTCCATTCTTTGATTTATTTTATTTCTTAAATCTTGCAAGAGTCACAGTCCTCGTCGTCTACTATTGTTGTTCCACTTTCGTAAGTGTGGTGCTCATCTTCTTTCATTTCACCGGCACCATCGTATGTATTAAAATAATACAATTGTTTGAGACCAAACTTGTAAGAAGTTACCAAGTCTTGTATCATCACCGACATTGGAATCTTATTATCCTCGTAATGTTCAGGATTATAAGATGTATTAACAGAAATACCTTGGTCTATGTACTTCTGTAAAATAGCACAGATTTTAAGATATCCATCAGGGCTCTCTTGTTCCCAGAGTAAATCATATTTGTTTTTCAAATGATGATACGCCGGTACGACTTGAGCTAAAACTCCGTCTTTGGATTGTTTATATGATACTAAAGCTCTAGGAGGTTCAATACCATTAGTACTATTACTAATCTGTGCGGATGTTTCTGCAGGCATTAATGCCATGAGAGTTGAATTGCGGATTCCTGTGTCTTTGAGTTGAGTTCTCAGCTCGTCCCACGGAAATCTTTCTTTATGCTCTATCAAATTATCTATCGCACCTTTATATGTATCATTTGGCAGAACTCCGCGGGCATACTTTGTATCATTATTTTTAGGTATTTTGCCTTTTTCTTGAGCTAAATTTGCAGATGCCTTAATTAAATAATAAGACCAAGCTTCTGCATATTCATCAACAATTTCAAATGCCGATTCATTATATTTCATGCCTCTTTTTGCTAAGAAATAAGCTAAATTAATAATACCAATACCTAAAGGTCGTCTGTTTTTCGTCCCTTGTTCTGCTGCTGCAACTGGATAATTTTGATAATCTAATAATTCGTCAAGTGCTCTAACTGATAAATCACACCACTTTTCAAATTCTTTTGGATGGTTAATTAAACCCCAATTAATTGCCGATAATGTACAAAGTGATATTTCGCCTGTATGGTCATCGTAAGCTTCTAGAGGTGAAGTTGGTAAATCAATTTCACAACATAGATTACTCATTCTAATTGGAGCCTTTTTAGGGTCAAATGCACCATGGTCATTTGCATGGTCTACATTCATAATATAAATTCTGCCAGTATCTTTTCTTTCAGTTAATAATGTCTGAAATACTTCAAGTGCTGGTAGAGTTTTCTTTCTGATTGAATATGCTCTCTCGTACTTTTCGTATAATTCTTTAAATTTTTCTTGGTCATCAAAGAATGATTCGTATAAGCCAGGAACATCATTCGGGTCAAAGAATGTTATGTTACCACCAGTTAATAATCTTTCGTACATTAGTTTGTTTAACTGAAAAGAATAGTCCATGTGACGAACTCTTGTTTCTTCTGTACCTTTATTATTTTTAAGCACAACTAAATCTTCAAATTCGTAATGCCATAGTGGTAAGTAAACTGTTGCTGCACCACCACGAACTCCTCCTTGAGAACATGATTTTACAGCTGATTGAAAATATTTTAGAAATGGTATAAGTCCTGTGTGTACAACTGAACCATCTCCGACTTTGGCACCTTCGGCTCTAATTGAACCAGCACCAATTCCAATACCTGCCTTTTTGCTTATGTATTTGACAACACTTGTAGCAGTAGCGTTAATTGAATCAAGGCTATCACCAGACTCAATGAGTACACAGCTCGAGAACTGTCGAACTGGTGTACGAACACCTGCCATAATCGGTGTAGGTAGTGAAATGTAAAATTGTGAAATTGCATCGTAGTAATCCTTTACATACTTAATTCTAGTTTCGTTTGGATAGTTTTGGAATAGAGTTGCTGCAACCATCATATACAGCATCTGTGGAGTTTCATAATGAACTTTATTTTTTCTGTCTTGGACGAGATATTTACCTCTAAATTGTTCCATACCTGCATAGGTAAATGTATCGTCTCTCTCATGCTTGATATAGGCGTCAAGTTCATCAATTTCTTCACGGTTATATTTTACCATAATATCACCGTCGTATACGCCTCTATCAACGTTTTCAATAATTAGTTGAGCAAGAGGCCATGGTTTATAATCGCCATAGACTTCTTTTCTCAGCTTATATGATATAAGCCTTGCTGCAACAAATTGGTAATTGGGGGTATGCTCTGATATAAGCTCTGCGGCACTCTTAATAAGAAGTTCATGAATATCATAAGCCGGTATCTTATCATACAATTGAATATTAGCTTTAATTTCAATCTCCGACATACTAACACCAGTAATATCTTCACATGCCCATTCTAGTACTTGATGGACTTTTTCTAAATCAAAGCTTTGAAGCGTTCCGTCACGCTTAGTTACGTTTATTTCCATTATGTTGGTTCCATTCATTTTATATTAACTATTATACCATAAAACTGGTATAATGTACACTACTTTTTGAGTTTTTTTAGCTCTTTTTCAAGATTATCTATACGTTCCGCTGCTAAAGGATATTGCTTTCTAAATTTAGCATCCTTTTTCATGAGCTCAAGCTCATATTTTTCTGCGAAGTATTCCATAAATCTATCGACTTGCTTTTGGAACCAAATGCCGAGGGTTGTACCCTGGAACCATTGATAAAATGACGACCCAATAATAGAAGATAGAATGGATTTTAGAGTTAAAATTACTAACCAGTGCATATTATACCTTCTTTTTTAATTTATTGAGTGCCTTCACATAGTGTGGCATTCCATGGTCTACTATACCATCAAAGAATTTAAATCTTTTCCATGAGTTAAATATACCATGAAACATGTCGCCCCAAGTTGGTTTTGCTTGGACATCGCCAAATCTGTTAAAGTAAATCATTTCGCCATGATGTCTAAATCCTAACCATGCTGGTGGAATACGACATACGATATCGTTATTATTCATAAACCTATAATGCTTTACTTTAATGTTCTTTACAAATTTTGGACCACCAACTCTTGGTGAACCAAATGTGAATAATTCTTCTGTGCCGGCATATCGAGTGGAGGCGATAGTTGCCATTGCTGCACCTAATGAATGACCTGTGAACCAAACATCTTTTCTAACCTTTAATTGGTCGTTATGTTCAATTTCTGCCAGAACATCCATCCATAAATCATTTACTTCTTTTTGAAATCCGCCATGTACTTTACCACCAGCTTTTGCTGTGTTTTTAATAACATTTAAATCTGCCATTACATCATTCAATTTAGAAGGTTCTGTTCCTCTAAAAGCAAACCATAAATCATTTCTATCTTTTGCTACTAATACTTCTGCTCCATCTCTAGAAATTAGTTTCGCCCATGGAAATCCTAATTTCTTTGCAGCAGCTTCTGCCTTATCTGGTTTCATATACGCTATTGCAGAAAGTTTAGCTGCTATTGCTGCCCTTTCCCAATGGTGTAATTCTTTCATTCTAGTCGTTGCCATTTTCTTTCTCCACTTTAATTTCAATCGCTCCAGCATCCTCATCACCTATCGTTACATTTCTATAATATACTACTACTTCGCCTAACTGGTTAATATATCTTTTAATTTCTTGCGTATTATAAGCCATTAACTCATAATCCGCAACTGTCATGGCTACGAATACTACATCGCCTCCATGCTTCTTTTTAATATCATCGAGGAATTTATCAAAATATGTATAACCCTCTGGATATAAATCTTCTCTACCTAATTTACAATTAGGCTTTTTCGTCTCTGGGTCTTTAAGGCAATTTTCAATTACCTTTGCATCAGAAACAACATACCATTTTGGCTCTTTTAAATCCAAGGGCCTTGGCATAACTGGTTGTACTATATCAATCTTAATAGGAACTGTCTTTACTTCAACCTCTCGAGGTCCAAATATAGAACAGCCACTAATCGTTAGTGCTAGAAATGCGATTGCTATCGTTTTCAATTGCATCAAATACCTCCTTGGTTGCATTATTAAATCTCGTCTCCAACATACCAGGTTTGGCACTAGCTAATTTAGCAGTATTATGTCTTCTAAATATATCCAAATATTCTGACATTTCGGCTTCATAAGCTTGATTTTGTACTTGTAAATTTTGTAAATTTTTTGCAGTAGATTCTAGATTTTGCTGAACAGCTTGAATCGTTCTTTCTTGTTCTTCGAACTTAACTTCATAAGCCATATTGAGCTTATTAAGTTCTTGGTTTTCGTTCCATAGGAACCATCCTCCTAAACCCATTACAACAATAATTCCAATCAATATTTTACTCATAAATTACTCTTTTGCTTTTATACTGTCAACATTCCTTTGTGATTGTTCAAGCTTTTTCTTGCCTTCTTTAGCTGCTCTTCTTGCAAGGATTCTTTCTACGAATTTACGACCTTCTTTAGTTCTACCGTCATAAATTCTTTTTTCTTGCTTCTTTTTCTTTTTAGCATGAACAACATCTGCAGGTAATGAAACGCCACCACCAGCTACTGAATTAGCTGCCGCGTCTTCCCATACGTCCTTAAATGATTTCATCTAGTTATTTCTCCGCTATTAATATATATACTTTGGTTTGTTTTAAGATGTTTTACTTCGAAAATATCTGTACCAAATATACTGCCGATTGGTGATATTGATTCTTTAACTTCTACAATATCTTTTGCTCTAGCAATTGGTTCTCCTGTATTTAATGATATAACATCTTCCTTTAAGGTATATTTACCTGGATTAATTTTACCATCTTTTTGGAACCATTGTTCGTTCACTGTATCTACTTCCCAATCGTCTAAAACTTTATTTAGAACTTCTTCCATTTCTTCTTCAGTCATGCCAGAATGTTCTTTTACTAAAAATAAAGCTGTTGCATACGATGCAAGTTTTGTTTTACCAATAGGCAATTTATTCAGTAACCTTTTTAGGTTGAATACTAGCCTATGAAAAATTGTATATGAACTTTTTTCTACAGGATTTTTTAAAGTACTGGCTTTTCTTAATACTTTACCATTATCGTCAATAATGCCATATTTAAACGCATCCATTTCGTCCCAAGACTTTGTTAATAATCTTAGGAATCTAAGTGCGTAAAATATATCTCCAGCTCTTGATATTAATCCCATTATAGTTTCCTTAGTACCTCAACAATGTAAGGGTCCATTGCAATTTCAACTTTATCTGTTTCTGGTAAATAGTGCAAGTAGACTAAAAATGGCTTTATATAGGTCCAATGTTCTGGTCTGATTTTGTACCACAACATTTTACTTGCAGCTTCTATACCGAAAACATTAAAAATCACAATTAAGTGATTTAATATTAATCGTTCTTGTAAATCGCCATGAGCTTCATATCTGCTCAGTAATCTTTTAATATACTTAAAGCGATTTACATCCTCTCTAAATTCTTCAACGTCTATACATTCTGGATTATTATAATTCGCAGAAGCATAGAGCTTAAAGTTTTTTCTATTCAGTTTTTCAAATACTTTCATCATATAGTTATTTATGTAACTATTTGTTTAGATAAATTTCAACCTTTGACTTATATTTCTTAGCAATTTGTTGTACTTTTCTATCTTTAGCAAATTTATCTAGAGATGCTTTCTTACCATAAAACTCTAAAGATGCTGGTGCAGTATCGCCTCCATCAAAACTAGAGATATGCATACCTTTAATTTTACTAATTAATTTGTCCATATAATCCATTTCAGCTTGTGTAAATCCAAAATCATCATTGTACTTATTAGATGAATTGCCTTTTACAACTTCTATATATCCTCTAGCTTCGTGGCCTCTACGGTCTCTATCTTTATAGTTTTTTAAGTCTTTTACACCTTCTGTTACTAAACTTTTTCTGAATGTAAAAAAGTTTTTCATTAGTCGCTTTCTCCTTCACCTGCATCATAGTTTTTATCTACGTAATCGAAAAATTCTTTTCTTTTCTCTTTTTCGAGTTCTGCTGGTGAATTAACACCAAATTTCTTTAAAGCCTTTTTAAAGAATTCTTGGTATTTCTTTTGCTTATCAGATAATTCGTCTACTGGAACCTCAGGTGCAGTTTCTGCAACTTTAGCTTCAAATAGTTCTGGAAAGATATCCTCGATATCGTCCATATCCATACCGTATGTTTCGTCATCTGATAACATAGCTACGATATTTTTCTTTTCTCCGGTAACGTCAGCTGTTCCACGACCTTTTATTTTAATTTTAACTTTGAATTTTTTCTCTGCTTTCTTAGCGCCAGCATTACTTCCAATCCAATCGATGTCAACTACTTCCTTACCTCTACCAGGCTTTTTTGCTTCGTCTAAAGTGATAGTTACTTCCTCCACTTCTTCTTTAACATCAGAGCCATCTAATTTTTTACCAGACTTTTTAACACCGTGTTTAGCTTTAAAGTCTTTTTCACCAGTTTGTGGACCATTTTTTCCGTCTGGAGCTTTTGGCTCTTCAGGTGATTCCATTTTTGGTTTGTCATGAACATATCCTTTAGCAACATACTTTTCGTGTTCAGCTTTATTTTTAACTTCCACTTCGTCTTTGCCGTCTTTTGAATACATCATATGAGGATATTTTACTTCCTCTTTTTTTACTTTACCCTCAAGTACATCACTTACAGTAGCAGCAATGCTTTGAGTTTCTTTATCATGCAATTTTGCCATTTTTAAGTTCTCCTATTAATGCATAAAAAGCATTCCTGTAATCCCAGTGGCTGCCGCCGCAATGACTACCCAGAATATTTTGTTAATTATATTGACTGTGCTAGCATTTTGTCTAACTAAGTCTTCTAACCTATCAACTCTATTTATAAGAGCTAGGATTTGTTCTCCTTGTTGTTTACCGAAATCGGTCAACGTGGTGATTTTTTCCTCAGCTCTGGCCAAGGCCACAATCGCTTCTTGCATAACATCAATTTTCTTTTCGATTCTATCTAATCGATTAGCTTGTTCAGCTCGTTGCTCTGCTGCCGTTGCCATATAAATAAATCCTACATTTTAATGGGGTTGCCCCCTTAATTAATCTATGATATTCAAATTTCTTTATATCAAATACCATCCCTTTTTTTAATAACCATGGGAGGCAATTTTCTAATTGAAATTGCCATCCTTCACCTTCTAGTACTTCGATTTCTCTGTCTTCGAAATCACGATGCCAAACATATTCAGCATCTTCAGCTAATGGGTCAAAGGTTCTTATATCGCCTTCTTCCCAATATGGTTTTTTACCAAAAGTAATTTCCACCGCCTTTAAGTCCTAAATCCTTAGCATACTTTGGTAAACGACATGCCCAATATCCGGCAGATAGTTTATCCGTTTTAGTATCGCAATTATGACGAGATGCGAAATTTCTTGCCGCGTCTCTATCGTTAATCTTTGAGGTTAAACCTCCTTTTTCGTCTCCAAAGGTAATCTTTTTAACATTACCAGTTTTTGGATTCTTTACATATACTACATATTTTTTACCAGGTTCAGAGTTTCTTTTTGGTTTATTTAACTCTGGTTCTGGACCCTCAATCATGGGTTGTTCTAGAGGAACTGTTACGCCCTCATAGATTCCAAATCTTTCTTCGATGTAATCTATAAATTTATCCACCGAATTCGTGCCCTGCTACTCTCTTCATTTGTTTTACAAATTCTTTATAATCAGGTTTATTTTTATAGAGCTTAATAGTAACTTCATCTCTGTCCTTACCTTTGATTCTCCAATTATAACCGTCCTCTTTATGCTCAGGTTTTGTTGTTTTTACAACTCTTCTTTTAAATCCATCTTCCCAAGATTCACCTTTGTTCTTACCTTCGTTAGGTAAATCCTCTTCGGTTGCCATAGCGTAAAAAGTTCTAAATCCGATAAATGGTCTACTTCCTATCATTTCTTTAGTTTCCATAAATACGCTTTACCTTTAGCTTGTTTTTGCTTGGTAATGCCATATCCAGCAATTTTAGCTAGTTGTACCATTTTAGGCCAACTCTTTTCAAATTTACCAGATAGTTTTTCTTTAGTAATATCATCTTTAATTTTAGTTACTATTGCATTAAAAATATTTAAATCGGATGCTACTAAAGCTTCTTCTACTTGTTCTTTAGGAACACAGTTAGGAACCTCTTTGCCGTTCTTCATTTTTGTACCAACCTGTACATAGCCATCCCAGCATGGTCCTTTATCTTCTTTGTATTCCTTAAATGATTTCATCAATCTCTGTCCATATCAATGACACCATCGTAATATCCTCTTTCGATACCACCCATGTAATTAAATATTGCCTGTTCAGCATCTACTAAACTTTGATATATTGCATGTGGATTTCCTCTCTGAAAAGACCCACCAGTTTCAGCTGTGTATTGCATAGCATCTTGCATCTTTGCAACTTTATGAATTGCCTTTTGCATGTTCTTTAAACTTTTAATTTCTTTTTTTCTATCGAACTCTTTACCTTCAAACTTAGTTGGTTTGTACATAGGTATTCTAGCTTCGTCTAATTGATAATTTTCGTTAACATCATCTTTAATCATCTTACTTACACTCATAGGTGTTTTAAGTTTACCCTTAGCATCTACTGCCTTAGGATACATTTTAGCAATTAGATTATTATAACCTACAAGTACATTTAAAATATCTGCTTTAACTTCATCAGTACTAATACCTTTAATTATTTTCTTAACTGCACCAAGATTACCTTGATTTAATGCTCGAGCAACTGCCATATAATCTTTCTTCTCTTGTCCTTTTTCTTGCTTTGCAAGTCTTGCCATATTCTTTTGTGCAAGGTCTAGGTCTTGAGCATAATTTAAATTCCCAGCAGAGTATTTTTCTTTTACTTGATTTCTCAATTCTTTAAAGTTTTTCATTATGACATCGCCTGTAATGCTAGTGAATTAGATTTAGCAATAATCTTTTTATCATCAGCTTTAACTCTTACGACAAAATGACCACCAGCTTGCTTTTCGCTATCCACTACTGTTAATCCTTTTAATTTCAAAGCTTTCATCATATATTTGTTTAAATCTGCTTTATCAAAAAATGCGTATGAAAAATTTAATTCATTAATTGTTTCTTCATTAGCATTTACTGATTCATTAGCTTGTCTTAAAGCATCTTTTACGATAGGGTCATCGCCCAATCCACGCTTCATATTTTCGATTTTCTTATATGCACCGGTCATATTTCCAGCCATATCTAAAGCAATCTTTACTGCAGCCGCAACTAAAGAGGCTGGGTATTTGCTTCTATATTTTTCTCTCAGCTCTTTAAATTTCATTTTTTTTCCCTATTTTACTAGCTTAGCGCTATATACAAATGGTTTACCACTTGTCATTTTTAATTTTTCTGCTTCTTTATATATTTCATCATTGCCTTTTTTAGAATCTTGAGTAAATCGTTTTGCTGCAGCTACGGCTGATTTAAATACATAACCTTTAATATCACTAGGTTGTAATACATCGTCCATATAACTAAAGATAATAGTATTACCTTTATATTGTTCGTCTGCAGTTTCTTCTCCTTCTAAATCAAATATAAATTGAATTCCGCCACCTGCTTTTTCTAAACTATCTTGTAATTTTTTAATATTACCTTTTAGTCCATTAATAGTAATTGCTATTCTTGGTGATAAATCTTCGTTTATATTTAATGCTTTATTTTTATAGCTTTCGACAAGTTGTCTAAAGTCTTTAAAGTCTTTCATTTTGCTAATCTCCTATACTTGTTTAGCTAGGTCACTATCAGTAGTAGACCATGTTTTTCCTTTTGTTATAAATGAATTAACTCTAGCTAATCCCCACTGTACTGGAGTAGTACCGGGTCTGTGTCCCGTTCTCCAAGCAGCAACGCCGCGGTCAAATACCTTTTTCAAAATCGAATACGCAATTCCAGATTTATCAGCTTTTTTCTGTAAAGCTTTTTTAGCCTGGCCTTTGTTTTCGATTAAATAATCTTCAAATGTAAAATTTTCTCCGTACATTTGCTTATATTTTTTTGTGTACTGAGAAGGCTTAGTCTTGGCTCTTGCATCGCCAGGAGCAGGTTTATATGCTGCTGGGTTATCATCGTCCATCTTCGCCTGTTTATTAAACTGTGCTTGTCTTTTATCTTGAGTAGATTTACCTAAACCTTTATGATATTTTTTAGGTTTCTTTTTCTTCTCATCTTTTATAATTTCTGCGAATGGTGTAGCATCTAAATATGTTTTAGTTAATCTATCGGTTCCTAATTCACCTGCCATAGATTCTACTGATTCTAACCAAACTCTTTTTCGGCCTTCTTTTAAAGATACTAATAAGTAATTACTACCTTTATGTAAAATTATACCTTCTTCTTTTGTTTCTTTAATTCTTACTGGTTCGCCTTCATTAAAGATATTACCTTCAACATATTCTTCTCTTGTTTCAGATACTGTAGGTAATTCAATATGTTGTCTTACAGATTCCTTTTTTAATCCCATGCCTTTTCTAATAGCAATGTATAAATCATTTACAGCTTGTGCATTTGATGATGGAATACCTTTTGAAAAAGTATTTACATCACCTTGAGAAGCTGCTAATCTCATTTTAGAAGCTGACATTCCACTTACGCCTTCTGCATCTGGGTCTCTTTCCCCAGCAGATAAGACTTTAATTGCACCTTCAAATTGATAAAAGCCATGTCGAGAAGATACGCCATTATATTTGTTTAATAGTGTATCAAATTCTTTTATTCTATCTGAGCCAGCAACCATGGATACTTTTGTAAATCCTTGGTCATATAATTTAACAGCGATATCTAAAACTGTTCTAACATCTGCGTCTGCCATAATTGCTCTTCCGTGTTTAGGGAAAAGCTTACGCATAAACTTAACTTTATCTTTGAATGATAGTGGATTCTTTTTTGGGTCTTGGGATTTGGAAGCGTATATGCGATATGCACCGCCTCTTGACAATTTTTTCAGAGAGTCGAATAACTTTTCATGTCCTACAGTAGGTGGATTAAACCTACCAAAAACAAATGTTACTTCCTTTGTTGACTCAACGATATAATCGCTGAAACTTTTTATACTCATAATCCTTGGTTCCCATTAGTTAGGATTATCCCAACCTTTTATAATATCTTTACTGAAATTATTAGCAGAGAATTCTAATCTATCTACTAACTTAACAGCACCACCTTCCATTCTATCTATGGCAACAAAACCTTCGGGGTTGGTTACCTTAAATCCGGATGTTGTTTTAACAAACGTTCCTATTTTTGAAAGTTTGTTTAGTTTATTTATAAGAATTAATTTACTATCAACCACTAAATTTTGTAAATCAAATATCATTTGTAATTGTTTAAGGTTACTTTTGTCAAAGAATTTTAACAATTCATCTCTTTTTGTTATTTGGATATCCTTACCTTTTTGGCTACTTCTTTTATCAATTTCTTTTGCATATCTGTCTTTAACAAACATTATTAAACCAGTAGCATGCTTTTTAGTATCTTTAATTCTTTGGCCCTGTCTGACCATACGGTTATTATATACATTAATGATTAAATTTAATTCTTTATTTGATTCTATTTCTTTTAATACATTACCTTGAATTTTTTGGAACATTTTTCCAGCAGCTGAAAGTTTAGTTGATAATACTTTGGTATCATTAGCTGTTAATGTTGCTGTGCCTGAAAGGTCTGG